CACAATCACCACGCCAAACTTTGATGGTGAAGTCCGGCCTCTTAAGCCGAGAGAACTCAGTTCAAGTCTGAGGGCGTGGACCATATAACGGGGTTCAAATTTTAAAGTGAAATAACTGGCTTTTACCCAGTAGAACACGGGGCAGTACCGTGGAGCCCTACCATATCAAAATACACTGTGACGAGTATTCAGTAGCCTGGGAATGGCGATATCCAAACCCACTAGCTGGTAACGGTAGTCTGCGGCCGCAACAGTGTATTTTGATATGGTGCTAGCTTAAGATATTGTAATAGAAAGCACGACGGAAGTCGACGGATACGTATTGAAGTGATACGTGCACCACTTTTAATTCGGTAATGTCACATTATGGAAATGTCCCATCCTCATAAGGTGTGCGCAAGTGGGTCCGATTCCCACCATTACCACCAAAATTGTCTACTAATTTGTTATTGTAAGTAAAATTAATCCTCTTCGGAGGATTTTTTAGTTTTCTACTAAAGTTTTACATTCTTTCTTATTATGTTATTATTAAATTTTAAAGGTTTATATTGTGAGACTAAAAGATCAAAAATTCTTTATCGAAGTGGCCAAATTAGCGGCACTTCAATCATCAGCTATTCGGCTCCAAGTGGGTGCAGTCGTTTGTGATCATCGCGGTGATATGGTAGCATATGCTTATAATGGTACAGTTAGAGGTATGGATAATTGTTGTGAAGACGAATTCCACAATGAAGACGGTGGTTCATATCTTGTAACAAAACCAGATACAATCCACGCAGAACCAAATCTCATTGCACATGCTGCACGTAGGGGCATTTCTATCGATGGCGGTACGGTTTTTCTTACTCATTCGCCATGTACATCGTGTGCGGCACTTTTAATTCAAGCTGGGATCAAAGAGGTGTACTTTCTTGAAGAACATAGATCATATCAGGAAACTTTGGCAAAATATTCTAACATGTTTAGGAGACTTGAAAAATGGATTCCGTAAAAGATTATTCGCTTATTAGACTTCGCTCAAATCATGGAGCACAAATAGTACAACACATCATTGCTCTTGGCCAAAAAGATCGGTATTTACGCTTCGGATATAATTGTTCGGATGCTCAAATAGCAAATTATGTAGCAAATTCACTAACATCAGATGAATTTCAACGGAATTTCTGGTATGGTATTTTTGATGGAGAGAAACTCATTGCAACAATACATATAGCATTAGGTAATGATATTGCAGAATTTGCTTTTACCACAGATACAGAATATCGTGGACAGAAAATTGGCCAATTGCTCTTTGCCCGCGGTTATCAGTTGGTCACAGAATTCCAAATCACAAGAATCTACATGATCTGTTTATCGCAGAATGGACCCATGAAGCATATTGCCAAGAAGTTCGGTATGTCCGTTATGACTCAGGGAACGGATTCGGAAGCTTCTATTAACATTTCTTATCCAGTGCCGCTTTCAAGACTGGCAGAAGTAAAATTATGTATGATCGACAAGAAGATTGGACAATGATATGATTTTAGTATACTCAACTGACCGAGCCGAAGATGAATTTGATAGCCGGGGAAAAGTTATTCCAAAAACTGTATCTATGACAAATGTTAAAAAATTATTACAATGGGTTAAAAAGTATAAACGGTTTGGCGCATACGCCGAAGTCCGAGAAGCTAAAAACTATCAGTATGAAGTTGATATCTATTGCCCGAAGATTTATGTCGACAAGCTAGGAAATATGGCTATCAAACCGCAGGCCCTGCTTAGATCGTCGCCTAAGCGAGTGCTTTTCTAGACACATTGGTTACTATTCATGGGTCGACTTAAATCGCTGAGAAATAATTTACACATAATGATCATTGTTTTATAATTATTCCATGAATATAAAAATTACTCTTAAACGACCTAGTCATGGCTCTGGTAATCCAGGTATGCAGACACCTTATGAACAGGGATTTATGTCTGGTGCTAATGGAGATATCTATAGTAATCCATATGATCAACGCGGTGAGGAAGAAGCTTTCGCAGATTTCCAATGTGGTTGGAAAAATGGTGAAGCTGCCGGGATTGCAGGATAATTTACACATATTCACAGTTATTTTATAATTAACCATCTCCTCCAAATCACAACGGAACACAAAATGGCTAAAATTGAAAACAACTCTGGTGTCTATTCCTTCATGGATGTTGACGGCAAAGTCCGTAAATCCAAGAACGAATCGCACATTCAGTATTTGTTCAAAAAGTCCTACGGTAAGACTGCTGCTGTTGAAGCTGCAATCGAAGCTACCGAATCGGAATTTTCGATCAACGAACGTTTTGAGTTTATTGAGAACTATGTTTCGATGGTTGCCGAACAGATCCAACCTTCAGTTATTCTGACTGGTTCGGGTGGCATTGGCAAGACCTTCACCGTGAACAAGGCCCTGAAAGCCGAAGGTTTCGTTGATGTGTCGAACCTGGAATCATTTGTCGAAGGTCAAGCTCTTCCCCGGAAGCATTACCGTGTCGTTAAGGGTTATTCTACCCCCAAGGCTCTGTACCGTCTTCTGTACGAAAACAAGAATTCCATCTTGATTTTGGATGACTGTGACAATGTGTTTTCTGATGCTGTTGCTGCTAACCTGCTGAAAGGTGCTTTGGATTCAAACGCCGAACGTATCATTTCTTGGAATGCAGAATCTCGTGATGAAGACCTGCCTCGGTCGTTCCGTTTTACTGGTGGTGTCATCTTTATTTCTAACTTAAATAAAGACAAGATCCCCCAAGCTCTGCGTACTCGTGCAGTTTGTGTTGATGTGTCCATGAAGTTGGAAGAAAAAATCGAACGTATGAAACACATTCTGGAAGATTCGGAATTCATGCCCGAGGCAGATTTGTCCATCAAACGGATTGCTCTTGGTATCATTGATCAACACAAGGCTCAGGCCCGCGAAGTTTCGATGCGTACTCTGATCCAAGTGATCCGCATCGGTCAGAAATTCACAGGTGAGAAATTTGCCAAAATGGCAAAATACTCCCTGACTAACTAAAAGGAAAATATGAAATCTAATGTGGATTTTTGGGGTTGTATGATCATCGCTCAGGTTTGGTTAGTAGGTCAAGGTGATACTACGGGTGGTGCTGTCATGGCAGCAGTGTGGTTTGTTTTGGCTCTGGTGTTAGGTATTTCAGCAGAATATTCAAAGGGGCGACAATGAAAAAAACAATTTTGGCTTTAGCTATGGTAACTGCAGCTAGTACTGCAGCCGCTTGGGGTGATCGTGAACAAGGTGCTCTGCTTGGGTTGATTATTGGTGGACACATCGTTGGTCAACATCAACGCGGTCCAGTTTATGTACAACCGCCCCCAGTATATTACCAACCAGCACCAGTTTATGTACAACCGATGCCAATGTACGTACAACCACCTGTGGTTTATTTGCAAGATGGTACTCGGCTGACTTATTCATACCAGTCTGGTCTCTGGGTTGATTCTCACGGCCGTGCATACAATTTGCCACGATAATGGATAATACCACGTCAACCACGACTTATGACTGCCGTCTGTGCTACTGGTTTAGTCACACAGAGTTTAAGAAAAATCACCACTGCCGGCGCATAGATGGTGTTTGTTTTGATGGAAACCGTTTTGTGGCCACAGAACCAGTTCAACTGGTAAGTGAAGCATATAAACGTTTACAGAAAGTAAAAATTACAAATGACATCTAGCACATCATTGAATCTTTTCGAAGTAGAAAGAAAAGATCCGCCAATTCTAGGATTTTTTGGAGAGTATAGATTTCTCTCCAATTATCATTTGTGTACATGTCTGGTGTATGATATTCCATTCAAATCTTCTGAGCATGCATATATGTATCAGAAGTCTTTAGATCCAGAGTATCAACAGAGAATAATTCATGCAGAAACGCCAAAAGATGCTAAGAAAATTGGTTCTAATGTAAAACTTAGACCTGATTGGGATTACTATAGAAAAACGGCAATGCTGATTGCGTTGCAGGCTAAGTTTAAGAATATTCCCGAGAGGGATATGCTATTGGCAACCGGTGATGCTTATCTGGAAGAAACCAATTATTGGAAAGATACATACTGGGGTGTTTGTAATGGAGTTGGGTTGAATAATCTCGGCGAAATACTAATGAAAATCAGATTTTGGCTACAGGCGACAAAATGAACGAACGAATTAAAGAACTTGCAGGCCTGGCCAAGATTATGACAGAAGAAAATATCAATAGAAAAATTTCTAAAAACGTCGAGTTAGATGTATTTGTGGAAAAGTTTGCCGAATTGATTGTTCGAGAATGTATTGCTCAATGCAATGATGGCGATAGTAAGTATTTTATTGCAAAATATTTCGGAATTAAAGAATGAATCTATTAATTGACGGATATAAATTTGTTCTGACATGTTTTGCGTGCCCAGAGCAGTATGATGTTTATGATGATGAAGGTAATCAAGTAGGCTATCTTCGGCTACGACATGGCCATTTTAGAGTTGATTGTCCAGATTATGGTGGTGAGACTGTATATTCCACAAACACACGAGGTGATGGTATCTTTGAAGATAATGAACGCTATAAACATCTCCGAGAAGCTGTAATACAAATTCAACTATGGATAATTAGACAAAAATTTAAACCAGTAGAATGGAATGACGATGAATAAAGATTTTGATATTGACAAAGTACTTTGTGAAAAGTATCCACTGATCTTTGCTGATAGAAATAAATCTATGCAAGAATCATGTATGTTCTGGGGGATCTCAACTGGACCGGGGTGGTTTAATATTCTTGACCAACTCTGTTCTAATATCCAGTGGCACATCGATGCTGCCAAGAAATCTCACGAATCTGCTCTTAAGTACAATATGATGCGACGGGCAGCCATTAGAGATGATGACTGGAAACCATTTAAAGAATACTATAATTTTATTAAAACGGAAGAACAACTAAATAGATACAAGGAAAATCTTCATAAATCCAAACCAAGACATCTACCCGAATTAGTACCACAAGTTGTTGCGGATCAGGTAAAAGAAAAATATGGTACACTGAGATTTTATTATTCTGGTGGCGATTCAGTCATTGAAGGAATGGTCGCAATGGCAGAAGCTATGTCGGCTGTGACTTGTGATGTATGTGGCAACCCAGGTAAAGAAACCGGTGGTGGTTGGATTTCGACTAGATGCGAAGAACACAAAGTTAAATACCCAGAACACGGTGAATAAAAATTTTACTTTCCATTCTTATGGAATATAATTAATAAATAAGGATCGTTTCGGCATATTAAAATATACTGAACGTCTTATGTTACCCGGACAACAAACTCCGGATACTAAGACAAACAAGATGGATCTTGTAAAAAATCTAAACACCGATCCTGTTAAAATTTGAATTAGGATGAATTCAGCAAACTACCATCTTGCTCGTAAGAGCGATCCAGAATGCGGCCCAGGTTCGCCTGTTTCCCGCTAGTGTACATAGAAATGTAATAGTGCTTATAGAATATAAGATCGTTTCTGACTAAAATCAGAATAGTTGCTTGTATAGAACATTCAAGATAGGGTCAGGGCATTCAAAGAGGCTGACCAGAAAATAATTACTATGCCGCTCATCCTGTTATATTTAGATTAAGTTCAGCAAATAAATCGCGCCGAAAGGTGCTAATGTTGGCAGCTATGCCATTGAAATAGTATTAATCTGTTAAGAAAGAAATAATTATGAACACTTTTGTAAATGCAATTTCCAATCAAGAAGCTCGTACTGCTAACGGTATGAAGGCTCGTAAGGCTACAGCTAACGCGTGTGTAGATTTGTTCTTCGCTATTGGTGCAAGCCGTGGTAAGAATATCATTCCACAATTTACTGCTGCTTATGTGGAAAATTCGGATCTCGCACTTCGAATTGTTGCATGGGCACGTGACGTACGAGGTGGTGCAGGTGAACGTGAGATCTTCCGTCAAGTGTTGACTCATTTGGAAACTACCAACCCAGAAGCTGCAAAGGCTTTGATGTTGAAGGTGCCAGAGTTGGGTCGTTTTGATGACTTGTTGGTTTTCAAGACAAAGCCAATGAAGGAAACCGCGTACACATTGTTGGGTAATGCACTTCGCGAACGTAACGGTTTGGCAGCAAAGTGGACTCCTCGTAAGGGTGATATTGCCCGCGAGATCCGTGAATTCTTCGGTATGAGCCCAAAATTCTATCGTAAGTCTTTGGTGTCGTTGTCAAACACTGTTGAACAAAAGATGTGCGCCCAATCTTGGGATGACATTAACTATTCACATGTACCATCGGTTGCTCATGCGCGTTACAAGAAAGCATTTGGTCGTCATGGAACTACATATGCAGAATATGTGGCTAAACTCGTTAAGGGTGATGACCCAAATGTGAAAATCAATGCTTCGGCAATTTTCCCTCACGACGTGCTCAAGGGTCGCGTTCGTGGTTATTACAACAACTGGGATGGACAAGATCTTGATGTGATTGAAGCACAATGGGCTGCTTTGCCAAACTATGTTGGTGACGCTTCTGTGTTGCCATTGGTTGACGTTTCTGGTTCTATGACATGTAAGGCTGGTCAAAAGGGAACTACTACATGCATTGAAGTAGCTGTATCTCTTGGTCTATATTTCGCAGACAAGAATACTGGTCCTTTCAAGGATTGTATGTTGACTTTCTCTGCAAATCCACAACTTGTACAATTGAAGGGTAATATTAAAGAAAAGATTAACCAAATGGTTGCAACAGATTGGGCTATGAACACCGATCTTCATAAGGCATTTAAGGTAATCTTGGATACAGCAGTGAAGAATAAAGTACTACCAGCAGATATGCCAGGTACTTTGATTATCTTTTCTGATATGCAATTTGATTCTTGTGTCCGACACGACGATTCCGCTATGGAAATGATCGAACGGAAGTATGCCGAAGCTGGTTATGAAGTTCCTAACATTGTATTCTGGAATCTTAATGCATCGGATAATGTGCCTGTCAAGTTTGATAAGTCTGGTGCTGCATTGGTGTCTGGTTTCTCCCCAGCGGTTGCTTCGGCAATTATGTCTGGAAATATGGATGACTTTACACCAGAATCCATCATGCTCAAGGCAGTGATGAAAGACCGATACGCGGTAGAAATGTAAAAATGGGGCTTCGGCCCCATTTTGTTTTATAAAATATATTTTACATTTCTTTCTAATTTGATAGAATAGTACTATAACTTGATTAAATAAGTTTGTCAGTTACGTGTGGTCTGACAATACCAAACCACCAATTTACTTAAAAAGGCTTTAAAAATGATGAACTTCGAATCTCTTTTGTCACAAATTGACTCAGTGACTACTAAAAAGAAAAATTATAATGAGGGCTCCGAGAATTACTGGAGATTGACCAAGGATAAGGCAGGAAATGGTTCCGCTGTTATCAGATTCCTCCCAAACAAAGAAATTGAAGAAATTCCATTTGTGCGTCTGTACACACATTCGTTCAAAGATCCGGGTACCCAACGTTGGTACATCGAGAATTCTCTATCTACTCTCGGTGAACAAGATTACATCGCAGATGTAAATCGTGAACTTTGGAATACGGGTTTAGAAGAAAACAAGAAGATTGTTTCTGCTCGTGGTCGGAAACTTAACTACATCTCTAATATTTTGGTCATCAAAGATCAGGAAAATCCAGAGAATGAAGGTAAGGTATTCAAATTCAAATACGGTAAGAAAATCTTTGATAAGATTGTATCTGCTGCAAAGCCAGATGAAGATCTCGGAGAAGAAGCAATCAACGTGTTCGATCCAGAAGAAGGCGCAGATTTCTTGCTTCGCATGACGATCGTTGCAAATTTCCCAAATTACGACACTTCTAAGTTTTCTAGCAGAAAACCGATTGCGGGTGGTAAGAAACGAATTGATGAAGTACTTTCACAATGTTTCCGTTTGGAAGATGAAATTACACCAGATAAATTCAAATCAAAAGAAGAACTCAAGAAGAAATTTCTTTGGGTTACGGGTGCAGAAGCTCCAAAATCTTCTCCTGCTGCTGATTACGACCAGGAATTAGACGAATTGACTAAAATCGCTAACACTACTGAAGTAAAGCAAACGAATGTAGCTGAAAAAACTGCTAAAACAAAGGTTGTTCCACCAGTGGTTCAGGCTGCTGATGAAGATGACTCTGCATTCTTTCAAAGTCTTATCGACGATTAATCGAGTGCATAAATAGTTTTGTCAATCAAAACTCTCGGGGAACAGATTGACTTCTGTTCCCTTTTTAGTATGAAAAAACTGATCCATAAAATTTTACACATATTCGGTAGAAATAAAGTTGATGTAGTCACTTGGAAAGAAGATGGCTATCTCCATTTTGGACTGAAGTGTAAAGGATGCGCGAGCATCAAAACTGTAGATAAAATCCCTTATAATGAAAGTGAGAATTAAGATGGAAAAACAAGTTGTAATTTTAAAATTAAATGATGGTACCGAACTTTTGGCAGAAGTGTCTGAAAATTCCGGTTCTTATTTTTGCCGAGATATTCTACAATTAGTGACTGATGTAGATGAACGCGGACAAGGACGAATGGGTCTCTTGGAATTTATGCCGTATGCAGATAAAGATGCTGGTTTTGCTGTACCATCTGCCACAACTGCGGTGGCGTTCCCATCTAAGGAATTACTCGAGCACTATAATGAACGATTTAAAAAGATCATTATGCCTCCATCTAAACTTACTCTGGTATGATTATAGACAAAAAAATGATTGCGGTGGAGAAACTTTCTTCCTCTACCCAATTCATAATTTTTCTGAAAACTATTTTCATGATTCCGATCGCGGTTATAGTTCATTTCTTTGGTGCTCTGGTGACTCTTATTTTTATTCCAACTACAGTTTATGATTTGCTTTACCAGGGTGCTAAAGTTAAGCAAATCATAATGAAAGGAAAAGACAATGGCACTGTATGATTACCACTGTTCTGAGTGTGGGCAAAACGCAGAACTTTCAAAAAGAATTGCCGATAGGGATGCCGTAGAAGCTGATCCATGCCCTTCATGCTCGAAGGTAGGTTACCTATCAAGGCTAGTATCTTCACCGCTTATCGGCTATTCTACGACGATCCAGGGTAGTTATGGGACAAAAGTTCCTGAAGGCTTCAAAGAAGTGCTCAAAAAGATCCATAGAAATGCTCCTGGTTCTCAGATGGACCATACATCTGCTTTTATGTAATATGTCTCCGAGATACCAAAGAGAAATTATATTAAGATTATTTCAGCAATTACATCAGGACACCGGTGAATGGAATAGAGCATCGGGTGAAATGTACTGTAAGAATTGCGGTCTCCAATATAGATATCATCCAGTCGAGGAACAATATGATATAGATAATAGACTATGTGATGGAGAACTTGTTCATTTATAAAAGTATTAAATTGGTAAGGAAAGGACCAATCGTATCTTGTATTCTCAATTCTAAAATAACTCTAAGGGAAATTACTAATGGCACGTGCCCCTGCAACACCAAGAAAATCAACTCCTTCAACTCAATCTGAACGTACAGCTAAAAGATTGGCAAGACAACAAAAACAATTAGAAAAAGAACTTATTAATGAGATGACCGCTAAGGTAGTACCAAATGGCGGCAAAATGGTCAAACTCGGTGATATAAAGAAATTATCACCACTCACAGAAACCCAATCACATTTTTTCCAAGCTTGGGAAAATGGAGATGCGGATGGTTATATTCTTCACGGTACAGTAGGAACAGGTAAGAGTTTTATGGCGGTGTACTTTGCACTACTTGAAATTCTAGAACAAGAATCAAAGTTTAAGAAATTGATCATCGTACGATCATCTGTACCGACTAGAGATATGGGTTTCTTACCGGGAGATTTGGATGAAAAGATGGCTGTATATGAGATGCCTTATGTCCAAATTTGTTCAGAGTTAACGAACAATAAACATGCGTATGAAAAACTCAAGGAAACAGGTAAGATTGAATTCGTATCATCTTCTTTCCTTCGTGGTACTACTTTCCGAGATTGCATTGTCTTAATTGACGAAATTCAAGATCTGAATTGGCATGAAATCTCTACCGTTATTTCTCGTACGGGCGAAAATACTATTCTTATTTGTTGTGGTGATGGCAAGCAGGATGACTTAATTAAGTCTAAAAATGACGTATCAGGTTTCCGCGATTTTCTTGGTGTGACTCGACTCATGCCAGAATTTAGATCATTCCAGTTTACAGTTGACGACATCGTTCGCTCGGACTTCGTCAAGAGCTTCATTATGGCATGTGAGAAACTCGGACTATAGATGAAAAACTTTATTCGTTATGAAGATGTGAAACCCCAGAATTTTGAACTCTTCCGAGATGATTCTGGGCCTGTCCGATACTACATTGATAAGGCCGGCAATAAGTACAAATCTGTTACTTCATTTGTCGGCCAATTTTCTTCTGGCAAGGAAGATATCAAGAAATGGCAAGAAGCTGTAGGGGAAGTAGAGGCAGCTCGTGTACTTAAAGCCGCTGGGACACGTGGTACTGCAATTCACTTAGCCTGTGAAAATCTGCTCCTAAATAAGGATTGGAAAGATATATCTATGTTTTACAAACAGGATTTTCTTACCATGAAGAAACATCTTGAAGAACATGTTGACAAGATTTTTGTACTTGAACATCAGATGTATTCTAAAAAACTTGGGTTGGCAGGTACGGTAGATTGTATAGCCGAGTATGATGGAAAAATATGTATCATTGACTTCAAGACTTCGTCTAAGTTGAAATATAAAGAACAAATCAATTCGTACTTCTTGCAGTGTGCTGCTTATGCAATAATGGTTTGGGAAAGATATGGCATTAAGATTTCAGAACTTGTTATCTTAATGGTAGTTGAAGGTGGTGCTAAAATAGAAGTTTTTAAAGAACCAATGGTTAAATGGTCTAAAGAACTATTA